CCCACTCTCTTTGAGCTTTATTTACATCTTTGCCCTTAGATTTTCTCTTAGCCACAGATTTCTTTTGAGACTCTGCCCTCAATTCAGTGTTATCGTAGTAATATTTCAAACTGTATTCAGCAGAACATTTCAAGCACTTGTGCGTCACCCCGTAATTACACCTACTATTCTTGGTGAATTCCTTTAACGGTTTCTCTAAGCAACAAATTTTACAAACCCTAAGCATAAATATACCAACCAATGTTGACTGGTATCATATAAAAGGGTCCATCAATTTCAGCCATTTCTCTTTCGGCATAACGGATGGATACGTGCGTTACCTCATCTAACAAAACCCTTGCGCCGGACTCTAGTAGAATAAAAGCCTCTGACTGAGTAAGGAGTGCATTTGTTACATTGTTGTAGTAAATGCTTGATGTGGCTTCAAGAGCGCCCATGATCTTGTCTGCAAGATCGTCACCAGCAGAAGGTCCACTACCTTCAGGGACATAACATTCTATGCGGAAGATGCCCTGATAAAGCATCTGCGGGTTAATGCCCCTAACAGCAGGCTCTCTTAGGGTTGGAATAAGCCTTGGTTTAAGGTAGGGTTGCCCAGTTGTAGGACGGAATTGTACGTTCTCCCAGCCTATAGACGGGACGGCTGTAACAGAGTTAAGAGTAGTTTCCAGAGCAGCCCGAATACTATCGTAAATGCTTGCCATTACCTGAACCTATCTTTTAATACAGCCTGTATTTCACTGGGACTTAATCCAGTTCTTAGTCTACCACTCTTGTTCATCTCTGCAATATGAGGGGCTCTGTTAGTAATAGTAAAACCAGTAAGTTGTTCAAGATCAAAAGACTCAACCCTGCTTAGCAACCTTGACCGCTCTTCTTCCCTCTTAGTCTGCTTGCTACCTTCAGGGAGCTTTGACCTACCAACAGGACTTCTAGCCCTAGCAGTTCTTTCACCACGAGGGTTAATCTGCCAACTCTCAACAAAAGCACCAGTATCAACGGGAGATAAGTCTACAGCCTCTGAAACAATGTCAGATGCCTTGTCCTTGACACCTTGTTCGAGTTTCCCTTGGAGCAAATCTAACTTCTTAAAGAAGGATTTGGCTACAGTGACTTGCATGGGTTACTCCTCTACGTGACAGATGTGACAAATAGCGGAACCATTGGAATAGATTGTTGTAACCGCCTTAATAACGACATCACCCTCTAGGCCAATAAGTTTATCATCTTCATCAGGTTGTACCCCTGACAAGGCTGATATGACACACTTACGGGTTCCCTTACGGATTTGGTCTACGTTAAGAGTTTCATAATTGTAGAAGTAGCCCGTGACTGTATAAGGAGTCACCACTGAACCATCTAGGCTACCCGTAACAGGGTTATAAGAGCCCCCCGTAGTAACCTTGTTTAAGGTCAACTGTTGACCATAGTCTCGTACAAGGTTAAAGAGGTCATAGGAGCGAAAAGACATACCTTACTCCCTTATTCATACTCTGGTGTTTGATAGCTTGGTGGGTTCTTGAAGCGGTCACGGCGGAAAGAGCCCTCAATACGGTTAGTATTGGCTCTAACATTCTCAACGCCACTCTTAGTAATACCACCTGCTAAAACACCAATAGCTCCACCTGAAGTCTTACCCTGATACTCTAGATCGTCCGCAAGAACTCTATACTGTCTAGCAAGATCAGAGTAATTAGCACTCAAAGCACCAGACAGTTCTGTGTTGACCTTACGGGAATACTTAGAGCTAATGACACGGGCAATCCAAGCAGCAGAGTAATACACTTTGTTGCCATTCTCTAACAAAGCGAAGGTAATCTCTTCATTCTGAACTTGCTGGTCTACTGTATCAGTATCTCCAGACAGCAGTCTAACTGTGTTTAACCTACCTGAACTAGTAGTTGTATCTAAGTCAGTTGGATCGTATGACCAGCTCAAAACTCATCTCCTTCGAATTTATTTGATTTACTTAGGTTTAAATCTGCCCGAAGGACTTGTAGGTTCCAAGGCACATGAAGTCCGCACACGTTTTTACCCTGCAATGGAACGATGTGGTCTACGTGATAACCACCACCAGTGATTTCTTTCATCAGTGAGGCCAACTTATAAGTACGTTTTATATGTGCCGTGTGTTCACACCTCAGCCAATCTGGAGTGGCATTGATCTTCCCTGCACGACGCCTTGCCTCTCTTGCAGCCCCAACTGCGAGGTTCCCCTTGGACCAACTGTTGTTGTAATCGTTAATCTGACTTCTGTTATTTTCTTGGTAATCACGCCTTACTGCTAACCGTTCTGCGGGGTCTCGATTATCGTAACAACGCTTACTGTTCAACCTAACACAACCTTTACACCATAAAGCAAGCCCGTGGGGCTTACCCTTGTGCCTGTGGAAAAGACTAAAGGGTTTTACTTCTTTACACTTACTGCAAACCTTTTCCATAGAGTCGTCTCCAGTTGTTATCAATCGTTGATGATCTTGTCTCTGATATTGTAGAAGTCTTCAATTACCCAGTTATTACTGTTTAAGAAACGACGAATAAGACCACGTTGCTTATCGTCTAGCTTAGACTTCTTACACTTCTTAGATTCAAACTCTGATGTACTGGACGTTCGAGGTTTAACCTCTGCGTTAAGCAAATTAACCAAAGTCTCTAGTTGTCGTCCAGCCATCTCAGAGAGGCGATCACCAACCTTATTTTGAACTTCTAATTCTATATTGTGGTGGAGAAACCCGATGGCGTAAAGAGTGGCAACACGATCTTGTTCCAACCCCCGCTCTAACCAGTTAAAGTGGTCTCCACGACCCCATGTTTTATTATCTGCCGTGAGTGGCAGCTTTACAAAGACAGGCCAATCGACCTGCCAACCCAAGTATGTGGGGTGCATATGACTACTCCGATATAAGGATACTATTAGGTTCTATTATTAATTGGGTGGAACCCCAAGACTAATCTCAGGGTTCCCCTTTATTATAGTGTAACTTAAGCTACGACGGAAGCGAAGAAGTAACCCAAATCAGCGCCGACGACTTTCATATCGTAGGACATCTTGACTTGGATGTGTTCTGCAACCTGCATACGCTTCAGTGCATCGTCCGAGAAGGACTCAACAGTGATGCCCAAGTTGCTAACGCCGGGAATGTTGTTCCATGCGAAGGTCAGACCAGCAGCAGGGGTCATCAGACCCGATGTGCGTGGGGTGTGAGCCAGCAGTGCGTTCTTACCACCGATGAAGCCGTTGTTTTCTGCAAGACCTTCAGCACCACTGTTCGACACAGCTTCCATGACGTAGAAGTTCTCTACTTCAAAGATTTCTGCCAGCTTGGCATCGGTGATTAGTGCTGTGTTAGACACAGTGGCACCACCGTTCAGGCGGGCCAAGATGTCCGGGTGATTAACCAGAATGTCACGGACTTCTTTACCAACAACCATCGTGTTTGGCTTGAAGCCACCCGACTTAAGTTGCATAGCACGACGAGCAGCAGTCACATCGGTGATTGGTGTCGAGTTCGTGTAGTCAGACCACAGGTTCGCAGGAGTAGCTTCGGTGCCCCAGATACCAGCAGAGAAGAAAGAAGCAGCAAACTGCTCTTCACGCTGGATCAGAACACGGTTGATAAGCGTCTGTGCCCCGGCGGCACGGATTTCCAACACTGCATCTTCGTTAGCAAGCGTTTGCTCATCGAAGTCCATACCAATGCCATACACATCAGCAAAGTAGCTGTCGTTCGAGATTGCCATACCAATACGGTTGACTTCGGTACGTGGTGCAAGTTTCTTGACATCACCAGTGCGGTTCATATTCGCACGGTCATAGATGTAATACTTGTCCGACTGACGCTGGACACCGACGACCGGGAACACTTTGTCAGCAATAAAGTTCGTTTGCTCTTGCACATAAGCCAGCGTCAGGTTAGACAGCGGCTGGTCAATATGTACAGCAGATGGGGTCAAAAGAGGCATTATAATATTCCTTAAAATTTGTTATGGTTAAGCTGGAACAACGTTACCGCCTTGGATCAGCTCAATAGCGATGATTTGACCATCGACACCGGCTTCCTTGGCATAACCCATAACAACATCACCAGCAGCGGCTGTGATTGCATCACCAGCGGCATCTGTTTGAACAGCAGCACCAGCGGCAATAGTGCCACCAGCGGTTACGATAACTTTACCAGACACGCAGATAGTGGTTGCGTTACCAACGGCAGCGCCTGCAAGGCAAACACCATAGGCTTGCTCACCAGCGGCACCAGCAGTGGTAACAGCACCACCAGCATCCAGAGTTACAAATTTAAATTGAGTAGTACCACCAGCACCAGCGATTTCGGTGCGGTTATCACGAGACTGCATAACGGCCATGATTATTCCCCTTTGTAGGATTTATTGATGAGTGTCTTGCCCAAATCAGTCTTAGCTACAGCAGCATAAGCCTTGGCAAATTCACTCTTTTTCAGTTGGTTGTCGTCCATGTAGGACTTTACGAGGGCATCTAGTTTGTCGGCAGAGGTAGCGAACTCGCCGTCTACATCAGACTTACCAAATTCTTGCATGGCTGCTTCAAAGGCGGCATCAGCGGCCTTGAGTGCTTCCATAATTGCTGCATCTTCGTAGAACTTAGCTACGAGAGATTTGGCCACATTAACTGCAAAGTGTGGGAGTGTTTCACCAGCACGTTTGGTCAGTTCGATGTCAGCCTTTTCAATTTCATGTTCACGCTTAGCTACACTAGCAGCTTCAAGTGCTTTAAGGACTGGGGCAGGGATGTCAGACTTAACGACCATCTCGCCTTCAATATCCATCATCTCTACTTCAGCTTTCTTTTCGATTGCTTCAGCGGTGATGACAAAACCTGCATCCAGCAGACCCTTGCGGAGCTTTTCGTTCTCAGCAGAATAACGAGCTAGGTCAGCTTTAAGGGCCTCTACGTCGATGAGTTCTGCCTCTGGAGCTTCAGCTTTCTCAGTAACTTCTTCAGCTTCTTCGTCGGCTTTAGCCATGTCGTAACCAAGGGCTTTCATAGCCTCTTCCTTACCACAGGTTTTTTCCAGCATGTAAGCAGCTACTTTAGCTTCCATTTCTTCAGTCATTTTATTAATTTCCTCGTGGGAATTGTCACGCTTAAAGAGACTAACCATTGCTTGAGCATTGGCTGGACGATCCACAAGGGAAAGTTCTTCAAGGTGCAAGTTTTTTAGGAGTTTAGGCAAGTTAGATTTCCTCCTTCATAGCACGTCCACCTATAGAGAACGCAGCGAGTTCACCAGATTTGACCATATCCCAGACAACATCATCATATACTTTGTATGCGACAACCCATCCTTCACGGTCAGATTGGATTCCTAGAGCATCACCAATTTCCTTGGTAATAGGGAGGGAGTGTACAACGACACCAACTTGTTCCCCTGTGTGCATGGCTTTGCCGACCCGCACATGCTCCATAAATTCATTAACAGCTTTCACCAAAGTGTCAGCTTCGATAATATCACCTTGACGGTCAATAACAGGTTCACCCTTTTCGGTTACCACTGATGCCCAGCCATAGACCATACGTTGTTCGTCGTCGGTCTTAAGGATTTTACCTTCAATATTCTTTGTCATTTCACCCACCGATGTATTTGCTTCCCACATACGGCAGGACCAATAGCCAGCCGTTGTCTTATCTTTCTTGGTATCACAAGAATGTCGGGAGCGGAAATTGGCACGAGCTTTAGGGTCATCACGGCGGATTTCCATATTAGGATCACCGAATGTTACCCGCTTAACTTTGTCGCCATCTTTAACAAAGACCTCAAACTTCTTGTTACCACCTTCGATACGACGAGGCTTGTTAAGAGTGACTTTCTCACCTTGATAATCAACCTTAGCAAAGTCTACCTTGAGTACTTCTGCTACAATAGCCCTGAGAGCCTCTAGGCGGTCCACTGAGGGGCCTTCGTCTTCTTCTGGGGTAGCACTGGCACTGTAGTAGCCTAGATAAGCCTCGTGGCTCTCTGCTGGCATGTAGACATCCTGCCCATTGTACTCAGATACGTGGGTCTCCCCCTCGAACCCCATGTCCATCGACCTAGCACGAGCTTCTGGCTCTGTAGTGAAGATGTCATTGGCATATTGTGCCTTACGCAGAGTAGAGAGCTTGTGACCTACCATAGTTCCTGTAGGCTTACCCTCATCGTCAATAATCTCAATACGAGCAGCAGGCTCTTCTTTAGAACCAGTGATCTTTACGGGGATATTGGGGACATTGCCTTCACGGACAACCTCACGGATAATACCTCTAGCTGTTCCGCCAGAGGAGTTCCAAGATACTTTTTGTCCGGCTTTCATTATAATTCACCTTAAACTTTATTTTTGATTAAGTAACCTTCAATTATCATGCCCACAGAAGATGAGTTAGGTTATGCTCTTATAGGTACCTAGCCCAAGTCGTCATCTGTCGGCTCCTTCCCAACGTCAGGGTCATAGTTCAACTCAGCAATATCCATAAGGTCTTTGATAACCTCTGGATGAGACGACACATCAATCCCAGCACCATTAAGGTTACGCAGGAACGAAGCAATCTCACGAAGATCGTGGGGGGCGACATCACCAGCCGTAATAGTGGGCATTAGGTCGTAACTCAGACCGTTCAACTGCCACAGACGTTCAACCAACTGTTTGTTGAGAACATCTACGATTGCTTGGATGTAACTCTCAAGCGCACGGAGGAACAGGTCTGTCTTCGACTTTGACAAAGCGTAAGAGCCGCCAGATGTGCCAAGAAGAAGGAACTCAGAAAGGACAGAGCGAGCAATGTCATGTTGATACCTATTAACGATTGGGTTAATATCGATGTTACGCTTACCATTGGAAGCCATCAATTCAATATCAACCAGACGTACATTAGTTGGCGCACCATCCTTATCCGGATAGGTGTCACTTGGTAGGATAATGTAACCCTGCTCGTTGAACTTAACATCACGGAGGATTTGCTGTAGGTTATTAACAAAACCAGCTTGTGCTACGGAAGCATCCCCTGAAAGATACTCAGCGGGGATACGAGCAACAGGGATACCAGCAAGCTCACGCTCTACTGCAATGGCTTCAATAGCTTGGATATTATTAAGATACTCATAAGAGGTATAAGCGTTACGGAGAATAGAACGACCAGAAGGATCACCATTAAGACTTGTAGTGCGATAGTATAGAGACTTATTAGTGGGGATGAAATTCTTACCATTCATAAATCCTACTTCTTGCTCAATGCCTAGCACCTCGCCTGTCTTCTGATCTACGTTAAACCTACTGACGGTCCAAGGCGCACGAGAAGCAATCTTACGGACACCAATACGGCCATCACTAAACTTAGAGTGCTTCTTAGGCGATCTCTCAGTGGGGCCAACACGCCGTTTATAAATAACCTCAAACCAACCAAAGCCATACGACAAGTGACCAAGAGCTTCTGCAACATGGTCGTCTAGGCTGTGGTCCATATCAATAAGGATACTTTCCACAAACTCTTTCTCAAGCATAGCTGCTGGAGTGTCGTTAGCTGAGGCTACATGAAGCTCAACGTCACGTAGGATTTGCTCAACAGAATACATAACAGCACCAACGGTACTATCATTGTCCCTCATTTCACGGTACTTACGGATTGCCTTTTTGCCACGAAGTTCAGGGAGAAACTCATCAGCACGGATTTGACCGTTGTGTGTGTTATCACCTGCTACACCAAGAGTTGACTTGGCAGCAGCCTCTGAAAGTTTCTTAACCATGACTATGGGTTCCAGTAATTATTTCTGTGAAAGTCCCTTAGCACTTGAATAAGCGAGGGTCAGTTGTGGTTTGCTGTATCCGTTGAGTGAGAGGTCTGTAATAGCCCATACCATTGCGTCAAGTCTATCTGGAGAACCAACTCGACCTAAGGGTTCCCATGTACGCATTTGAGTTTCTAGTTCATTTAGAGAAGCCCCGTCAGGGGGATTAGACACATGCTTGACTAAACCACGCTCGTACAAGGCTGAGATTGGTTCCGCACGAGCATACTTACCACGAGAGGCCCTAACGGCCCTGTAGGACACGCTATCGTCTTCTCCGTGGATAGTAGTCCTAACCATGTCACCACCTTGGTTTACCTCAGCGACAATACGGTCAGCTTGGTAGTGGTGGTAGAGTTGAATAGCTTTAGCTGCCCACCCTTGTGGAGACAGTCTGTCAGTATAGTCCCCAAGGACATAAGCAATACCGTTTATGTCGATACCTGCAACAACAATACCAGTCATGTCACTCTCAGCGTTAGAAGTAACAGCGGGGTCAAGTGCAACGACAATACGAACTAGATCAGGTACATCTTCATGCTTAACTGATGCCTCATCCAACATAGCTGTAGTCCACAAGGCCCCTTGAGCTTCCTCAAGGACTTCAGCGTAAAGCTCTTGTCTACCAAGCCTAGTGCCCTCATACTGTTCTCTAACAGCAGTGATGTAGGTCTTAGCTAGGTTAGCTGAGTTATCAAAGGTACTGCCAGTGGTAACGACAGTCTTAGGGTCTTTGAGTATCTGACGGATCAGCTTAGTAGGCTTGGGGGTAGTCGTAACCATGATACGGGGGTGCTTACCAAGACGCATACAGAACTGTAGCATCTGCCAAGTATCCATATCCTTGTTCCAAGCAGCCGTCTCATCACACCAAGCTAATTCAAACTGGGGGCCACGGAGACGTTCAGGTTCCTCAGCAGAGAAGAACTGTACTTGCGCACCATTCTCCCATGTGAGTGTACGTTTAGTTGGAGACCAATCCGGGAACCCCATCTTCTTACCTGCGTAAGTCTTATCACCCTTCCAGCAAACACTGAGGAAACCAGACTCACCTTTAACCATAACCCGTTCAATATCTGAGTTGGTAGATGCTACAGCAGCAATGCGTTTAACACCACGCTTGACATTCTCTCTTACCCATTCAACACCCGAACGTGTCTTACCAAAACCACGACCAGCATTGATGAACCAAGTGTTCCACTCTTTACCTTCAGGCTCTAGCTGGTTGTCCCTAGCCCAGAAGGACCAGTCATGCTTGAGCTCTTCAGTCTTAATTGGACCTAACTCTCCAAACAGCTTCTTAACCTTAGCTGGTTCTAGGCCACGTAGGGCATCAGCCGTAATGGCTCTGAAAGGCTTAGTCAGGGGTGTCTTCGTCGGGGTCATCGTTGTTATATCCTAGCAAGGCCATGAGTGTGTCGGCTGCACTCTCGTCTAAATCTGGATCAACCTCTTGCTCAACTTCGTTGACCGTGTGTGTTGGCGACCAACCACCCTTAGAACGAAGGAACAACTCTTGGGACTTGAAGTCCCCCTTTAGTGCTTGGTCAATAACTTTCTTACCAACCATCCCGTTAATCTTAGCACGCTCAGCTTCAATAAACGACCCATAAGTCTTGTACATAGTAGATAGGGATTTAGGTGCCTCTTGCAGATGTTGCATAGAAGCCAGCATCTGACGGATAGCAACACCACCTTGAATACACTTCAAGATGTGCTTCTCGACGTACTTACTGTAGGGAATCTTCTCAGCCATGATACTGTCTTTCCTGTTTAACGACAATAAGAATTACTACTTAAGTGGGTAGCGGAGATTCTCATACCATTAAGAATTATTCCCCTAGAAGTTATCAGCAAGACCTTGCACGACAAACTTATGTTGGAAGCATACGTCTTGGTTACTTCTAGGAGGAAACTGTTAGAGTGACCACAACATGGAGAAGGTAACTTAAGTTTGAACCTAAGTCTTTATCTCTACAAGTTGTAATACTTAGTGTTGTGAGACTTAGGTTGAAAACTTAAGTTACTCTCTTACTCTCTTACTCTACTATAGGGACATTTTTTAGGATTTGTAACACTAAAAATCAAAGTATTTTCACCTTTTTTGCTAAGTCGTTGTATTCTAAAGAAAGAAAGTTTTGGGTGAAATGTCGTTTTTCTCGTGGGTGTGACATTTGTACAACACATTTGCTATAGTACACTGGTTTGAACGTTGCGTCAATAAGGGGGCAAAAGTAATTTCTTGTTTTGGATTCATGTGGGGTTACGCCCACCCCCCGAATCATCTGCGTATAATATAGGGGTCCCTAACGGATGTCAATAGCTAATTACAAACTGTAACAATTCGTGATCGGGTATGACATGGGTGTGACATTTGTGCAACACTACTAGAAGAATCATTGACAAGCACTAGTGTTACATTTGTGCAACACGTTGGAATAAAGCGCATGAAAATAAACACTTGACAAACATTTTAGCTTGACCGGGGGGCGATTCGGCCTACCAGTGACATTGATTCGGTTGCGCCGTATTACACAACCGCTTGTTCATTAGTTAGCCTGTTAGCTAAGTATACCCTTGATCCTGCTCAAGTCTTTAAAGGTTTAGGTTTCAACGGGCGGGGCTTGAGCTTGCCCAAAAACACTTCGCCAGTTAGCTTGTTAGTCAGCGTTATGATCGATGAACAGGTCGTGGACGTGATAAGGTTCAACTCCATGCTTGTCTGCTATACCTGCTAGCGCTTGTTTGTCTTTCCCTGCTAATAGCCATTCAACTAGCGCCATTGTAACTGCATCTGCATAAACCGTGGCAGGAGTCATTGAACTATTTCCTTAGCTTTGCGCTTACTTGCGCCATGAGCTACTATTGCGACTGACTTGGCCTTTACACTATTGCCGCCACATAGTTTACACGCTGAACAGGTAACCGCTTTCCCGCTTGCCTGCCTTGCCTCTTCGCTTGCAGGACATAGAATCTCCTTTCCTTTCATAACTTGATCTAGTTCCGATATGACTCGGAACGTCCGCTCGCCTTTATCCCATGCCGCCTGCGCCTGTCCGGCATTGTCCGCACTTGTCATTATCAATTCCGGCATAGGGTTAACGGGATTATGCGTATATGCCGTTACATATTCTGCGCCGCTTGTAAGACTGTCCCAAATATAATTGGGCACTGCGCATGGGTCGCCGTATGAACCAAGCCGGACACCCCTTAAAAACCCGATTGCACGAATTGCGTCGTGACCTTGTGCAACAGGATAAGACCCTCGCTTATAGGCCTTATAAACGCCATTCGGGGCGAACAACAGGTTCACATAACAACTTCTATCGGTCGCCCACCCGGTCGCTTTATCGCTTGGCGTCCCTTTGTGCGGGCAATCGCCACAGATAGCGGTATCTGCCCCTGTCCTGCTAGCAGATATAGGGTCTATGTCGGACCTAAGAATCCACGTTTGGGTCATAGCGCCCGTTTTTTTGTTGTTGGATTTCACTTTCGCTATTGCAACGATAGGGGACCCATCAATTAAGGAGGGGCCGTCATATATCACAAAGGACTGATTTGTCATGTTACTTGACTCCTTTGATTAGACCATTTTGCATGGTCACGTTAGCAAAAAATTCACGACCCTGCCCGGTAGTGTGGGGCCTGTTGGCACCTGTTAAAATACCGTTTGAGATATATTCTGGACCAAAAAGGCTCGTTTCGATGTAACGCAATGGAAGGCCAATAGATTCCTTCAAAGTTTTTTTGGACGGGTAATTAAAAATGATCATTGTTTTATCTTTCAAATGATGGCGTTAAGTAGCATCTTATGCTGGCGGACGTGGTCACTACGTTC